CCACGGAGAAGTTGACCGACTGCACGCTCTTCACACCGCGCACACCTGCTGCCAACGGCACGAATGGAGTGAGCCCGCCAGTGGCGAGAACCGCGTTGACGAGCGACCCTGCTGCAGCCGCAGCCCCACAGAACATGCTGGTCGTCGTGCGCTGCGTGTCGGTCGTGTCGGTGTACGTGATCGTGAAGCGCCCGCCACCCACCGTGCCCGACTGCGCCACCACCATCATCTGCACACCCACACCATCGGTGTAGCGCGGCAACACCTGCGTCTGCGCCATCGTCTGGTCTTCACCAGCCGCATCCATGTCCACGAATGGGTAGTAGAGCAGGTAGTCCAGCATGTACATCTGCTGGTTTTGATTTGTGGTTGACGTAGCACTCGCTGCTGCGCTCATCGCCATCCAGCGATGCAGGAACTGCTTCGAACCCGCAGGTACGGAAGGGACGATGATGCCCTTGTCCGCTTCCAGAACAGAAGACACCAGTGGCGACGCCGCGTAGTAGTTGGCAATGGGGTTGCCGCCAGCGTACGAATAGTCGTACCACTGCCCCGCAACCGTCGCTGTTGCAGCGACCGCTTTACGGTACGAACTGATCCACGTCTTGCCCTCAGTGGCGTCAGTTAGCTGGCGTAGGTTGCGGAACGGCATCCTTCATCCCGATGTTGCTGTCACCACGCACCGTGGCACTCACGCTTGCGACGATAGGGCTGTCCTTGTGCGCGCACGTGCGCACGAAGCCACAATCGAACTGCCTCTCGGCAATCTTCCCGCAGTACATGCACGTGTAGATGATCACGACTCCACCACATTGAGAGCACCCGCAGCGAACTGCGGCTGGATGCCATTGGCCACCGCCAGCGATGACGACAGCGAACCCGCATACAGGACGAGTCCTGCGCCGGAAGAGGCAGTGCCGATGGCAACGTGTGTCACGGTTGCTCCAGTCACACCACACTGCGCGAACTGGATCAGCGCCGCGTTCTGCGTACCGCTGCCAGAGGGCACGTCCCAGCCACCCGTCGTGCGCGCAACCGCGATGCGCGTGTAGTTCGTGTACGCCGTCTCGCTGGTCGTCTGCGCGCCGCCAACACCGGGATCAGCCGTGTGCAGGCTCACGTACAGGTTCGCTGCCGGGGAAGTCGAATCGTTTTCCGCGATGTCGTTCCACGTCGTACCGTTGAAGATCAGCGCAAGCAGGCTATTGCACGCTGGAGTCGATTTAGGCATTCCTACACCCCACCCAGTGAAGCACGGAACTGCTCAACGACTGCAGCAACCGACCGCGCCTTCTCTTCGTATTCAGCTTTCGCAGCCTGTGCGAGTTTGATTTCGCGGTTGGCCTGCTTCTTGGCGTCTTCCGCCAGCGTGGCCTGCATCTGCGCGTCCTGCAGCGCAGCTTCCGCTTTCGCAAACTGCTCCTGTGCGGCTGCCTCAACCTCTTTTGCAGTGGCCTTTGCCTTCACCAGCACTTCCGCCGACTGCTGTTTTAGTGCGTGCGCCTCCTCAACCACGCCCGCTGCGCGAGTACGCGCCTCATCAACGATCAGTGCAGCCTGCTGCCGCGCCTGATCCAACGTCAGTTTCGCGGCGTCGCGGTCTTCACCGACCTTCTTGCGCATCTCGACAATCTCGCTGGCAGGACCAGCGAGTGCAACCACTTCGGCTGCGTTCTTTCGCGTCTGCTCCAGCAGCGCGAGGCGGCGTTCCAGTTCCTCCTTGTCGGTGAGGAGTTTCAGCGTGGCAGCAAACGTATCCGTCGCGCCCGCACCGCCGTGTTCAGCGCCAACAATGCCGCTCATTTAGCCTCCCGACACACCCGCCTGAATCACCGTCATCGTCACTGATCCCGAACCGGAATTCACAGTGACGCGCACAGCGCGTGGCGGATACGCGTAGTTGCTCTCGGCGTTGGCGGTCAGATTGACGAGCGTGGGATGACTGAACCACACCGCCGTAGCCGGGTTGAACGTCGCCGCAAACGGGTCTTCGTACGTGTGCTGCACAGTGAAGTTCACCGTGCCACTGACCACGCACCCGATGGCGATGTTGCCCGGTGTGATGTTCAGGTTGAACGGATAGACAACAGACGAGCCTGCGCCTGTCTGCGTCACAACAAAGGGGCGAGCCATGGCTTACCCCCTGTTAGTTCTGGATGTACTGAACGAAAACCTGAACCGCGCCCGCCGAAGGTTGATCCGCCGAAGTCACCGTCGCGTACAGCGCGGTGTTCGTACCGATGTTCGCCTTCGCCGCAGCGATGGCAGCCGTCGAGGTCGCTTCCTTGATCCCCGCCGTCTTCACGTCCAGCGAGCCGCCATACTGCGTGCCCGCTGATGCCGTACCGAAGGTCAGCGTTGACGCGCCCGTACTGTTGAACACCGTCGTGGGGTCGCCCCACACACGCAGGATAGTCGCGTTCGCGGGCAGGTAGAAAATCGCTTCGGCGACGAGACTCGCGGCCTTCCACGGCAGCGAAACAGTCTGCGTCAGCGTGGCACTGCCGACATTGGCTTGCGCACCCTCGCGCTGTGTACCGGCCCGCAGCGGGCCAGAAAACGTGCTGGTTCCCAATTCGTTCTCCTGTGTAGGGAGGTTGGTCCGGTGTCTCTACACCGTCTGCCGCGTCAGCCACCGGACCCGATACGCGGAAAAACGAGGCCGAAGCCCCGTTGCTTCTTACGTCGAACCCGGCGAACCCCACATGCCGAGCGGATCACCGAAGCCAAACGAGTACCGTTCACGCGCCTTGTAGCGCACGTTGCCGGTGTCAAAATCGCCATCCATTCCGGTGCTCATCGCAACGCGCGTGAAGTGCTTCATGCCGTTCGGAACGTCGGTCTTGATGAACCACGCGTTCGGGTCCGTCAGCCAGTGGTTGATCGACCAGCCACCGGGGATCGTGCCCATCGACTTCAGCGCGTTCAGATCATTGTCCGACGTGCCCGAGCGCAGCGGCGAGTCCAGCAGTCGCTTGGCGACGAACATGTAAGCAGTCGGGATGATCAGCTTGACCGGCTTGGCGGCGATCAGCAGCCCCTTCTCGTCCGTCCACGCGGCCATCTGAATCACCGCTGCTTCCAGCGACGTTTCGTTCAGGTCGGCACCCGTAGTGGGGCGATTGGAGTTGGTGCTGCCGTTGAGCAGCGGGTGGTCCGTGGCGAACAGGTTCTTGCCGTCACCGCCAGCAGCGGACGTGAATCCGTTGTTGAGCAGCGCAGAGGCCCGCACCTGCTTCGTGTACGCCATCGCTCGCGCCAGCGCCTTGGTGTAACGCTTCGAAAGCGAGTCGTACAGGTTGTCTTCCACCGCTTCTTCGGTCAGGGCGAAGCCCAGCGCGACCGTTTCGTGGGTCCAACGGGCAGTCCACATCTCCTGCGCCGACTCGTAAGCGACTGCCGCGCCTTCCGTCTTGCCCGGAGCAGCAGCAAAACCGGCCAGCTTCGCTTCCTCTTCAAAGCTGCGATCCGACGTTTCCGAATCGTAGATTTGAGTGTGTTCCTCACCGTACTGCTTGTACTCCAGACCGAACAGGCCGTTCAGACCGGGGAGCAGTTCCTTGAGGAGTTGTGCACGACTGATTGCCATTTACATGCTCCTCTTAGTTCGCCAGCACGGTGTTGCTGGTGTACATGTGCACACCAACGTTGAACCGCACCACACAATCGGTGAAGGCGGAACCCGCGTCCACGAAATCAACGATGCGAACCGCCAGCGTTGCCGTGTTGGCCGGGGTGGACAGACGCACCGACGAGACACCCGTCACTGCGCTGCCGCCGAAGTTCTCCAGCGCCGCGAACTTGCCGCGCACCGTCGCCGCAACCGATCCGACCGCTTGCACGACGAACAGTTGATCCGGGTCGTCGTTGACCATGATCGACACGCCCGTGTAGCCGTTCGAAATTGCGTTGGCGGGGAGGTACTGCGCCGTGAGGAAGTATTTCAGCGTGGGGTCGTAATACTGCACACCGACGCACACACCTGCCACACCACCGGTCGAAGTCGTCACCGTCGCAGCAGCGGCAGTGGGTTGACCAGCAGAAGCAGCGCCGAGCAGCACCACGTCGCCCGTATAGATGGCCGTCGCACTATTGACAGTCATCGGGACGAGACGCATGGCACCACCCGTATTCGGGCGACCACCCAACATGTTGTAGGGGCGGAGGCCGTAGGGAGAGGCAACGCTTGCCATTCCGTGTTCTCCTGTTTACTTGGTTCCAGACCCAAATTCGCTGCGACCAACCTGCGTTTCACTGCGGTTTTCGTTGAACAGCGGCATCTTGGGGTTGTTGTGATTCATGAACTGCGCATTTACCGACGCAACTTGCTGCTGGGCGTGCGTCGCGTAGTAGCGCGTGCGCCCTTCAATCATCTCGGTCGGTGCCTTGCACAGAATCAGCCCGCCCATCTCGATGTTGCCCTCTCCGTTCGCGGCAATCGTCAACTCAGGATGGTCCGCAGCCTTCACCGGTTCCCAGCCTTCACGAAAACGCTTCGACGTGTTAGCCGGGTCAGGTTGACCCAGAACGGACAGCGCAATCCACCGAAAGCCATAGCCATCTTCCGGATTGGGCGACGGCAGCGCGCTCGGCGGCTGATACACAT